TGAGACTTTGACCAACCAAGGTAAAATTGCCAGTTTAGACCCATTATGGTCACATTATCAAAATCTGCTTGATACTTTCATGCGTTGTATGAACTTCGAGCTCGTCCGTGGTCAAGAGGTTTTAAAATACACAAAAGCAAAGCCCTATCAAGAGGATATGACTGTCCTTTTTGAACGCGTAACAAAAGCGTATGAAAAAGCATTAGAAAAAGGCGCTGACTTAGAACCCTTGGAGGATGTTCTTAAAGACATCGAAAAACATGCGATACAAACACCGCTTTCAGCTCGGTATGTTCAATGTTGCTATAGTCAAGCCTATGAGGCTTATTCGTCTTGGACTGCTCTTTTGGTAGAACAGGTGAAAACTTACCTTGGTTTCTCCTCTGTAGATGACGAGTTAATCGACGGGCAACCGTTCCTCACCACCTGCTATCGAATCAACAAAGATAAAGGCTGGTATCAAAAACCGTTCTTGGGTTGGGCTCTTGACTCCGATGGAAACCTTGTCGTTCCAACCAAAGAAAACCCGGCCGTCATCGAACTTGAAGTTCCTGCAGTCATCATGAAGTTCATGAGACGACTTGTGAAGCGAGCTAGAAAAGCTATTTCTCTACCCGATTTGTCAAAAGTCAGAACCTTGAAACTCGATGAGAAGGTAGCGAAACTAGAAGTTTCAACCAACGCTCATCATGTGGATTTTTGGTTGAAATTATCTACCTTGGACAAAGGAAAACCAGTAGCTATTCCGCTCAAGAACAACCCATACTATATGGAGTTACTCAAAACAGGAGAACGAGTTCCCTTTGTTCAAGTAGGTTTAAAGGACGGTAAATTGACTGTTTCACCTATTTTGGCGCATGAAAAGTCACCGCTGAGAACAGACGATAGTGAAATCGGTCTTGATTTCGGAATGGTCACCATGTTTACCACAAGCAATGGTGAGCGTCACGGAATTACGAGCTTTAACAAGCTGAAGATTTGGGATGAGATCCTGCTCAAGAAAACGAAAGAACTTCAAGCCCAAGGAAAACCGTTCAAGTCCGACCCTACTTATAATACGCTACAGTCCAAAATTCGTTCCTTCATTAAAAATGAAATTGGTCGAATTCTAAACAAATTAGCGAGCAAGGGCTACGCTGTTTTCATGGTCGAAAAACTCGACTTTAGAGGTGGAGGACTATCTCGAAGAATGAACCGTCTCTTGGCTAGAACTTATCGTAAGGTCATTAAAG